TAACCTTTGGACAACTTAAAGATATCGTAAATAGAGCACTTGAAGGTACACTTGAGTTCACAAGAGAGAAAACAGATGGTCAAGCACTAGCTATTTCATGGAGAGATGGTAGATTAGTAGCAGCAAGAAACAAAGGACACCTAAAAAACAAAGGTGAGAACGCTTTAGATATCAAAGGTGTATCAGATAAGTTTCAAGGTAGAGGTGGATTATCAGATGCATACAATTATGCGATGAAAGACCTTTCAAATGCAATCAAATCACTCAATGATAAACAAAGAGATAAGATATTCAAACAAGGTGCGTGTTTTATGAACCTTGAAGTGATATATCCAACATCAGTAAACGTTATTCCTTATGGTCAGGCGTTACTTGTGTTCCATGGTACAATGGAATATAACGATGAAGGTGTTGCAATTGGTGAAAATGGTGAAGCAGCAAGAATATTGGCAGGTATGATTAAACAAGTGAACAAAGATGTACAAGATAATTACACAATTCAAGGACCACCTGTTGTAAAATTACCAAAATCACAAGATTTAACTAAAAAACGTAATAAATACTCATCAAAAATCTCTAAACTACAAAAAGAATTCAATTTAAAGGATACAGATGGTGTTGCAAACTACCATCAAGCGTGGTGGGAACAATGGGTTGATAAAAATTCACCATCAACACTTGATAACAAAACCAAAATGGGGTTAGTTAAGAGATGGGCATTCATGGATAAGAAGTTTAGATTAGATAAATCTAATATTAGTGATGAAAAAACATTAGAATGGGCAAAGAAAACAGATAAAGATGACCAAAAAAAGATTTCTAAACAGAATTTGATGAAATTCGAACAGATTTTCCTTGGTCTTGGTGCAGAAGTGTTAGAATTTACTTCATCAGCACTTACAGTTAATCCTGATAAGGCAGTTCGTGATATAAAGAAACGAATTGATAAGACAATTAAAGATGTTAAGAAATCAGGTGACCCTAAAAAGATAGAAAAACTTAAATTAGAACTTGGAAGGTTAAATTCTATCGGTGGGGCTAAGAAAATTGTACCAAATGAAGGTATCGTATTCTTGTATAAAGGAAATACTTTTAAACTTACAGGTACTTTCGCATCGGTAAACCAAATACTTGGTATTTTCTTCTAAAATTATCGGTTTCTTTAATTTTATATATTTATATACAACATTATAACCTAATATGTAACAATGGATAAAGAATTCAAAAAGAAATATATGCATCCAACTCGTAGAAAGTTGGTAGATATGGTTCAAACTGGTGAGTATGAAAAAAATGCTACAATCGGTTATGAAGCTAAAAAAGAAACTCGTAAAATAGGTGATGTTTGGGAAGATGAGCATAATAGGTATGAAAAAAAAGAGGGATATATACTTAAAACCTCAAAAAACCATGAACAGTTTCAACAAATCAGAAAATATTTAGAAGAAAAATCTAAATGTAAAAATCCTAATTGTAAAACTGTTAAAAAAACCAAAAAAGATAAAAATTTTATCGAAAAAGGTGGATATTGTCTAAATTGTACTGTTGATAGAGAACATGAAATTAAATCAGCTGGTGTATGGGTTGAATATCAAAACTATAAGGTATGGACTCGTATGATAATTTATGGAAAAAGTAAAATAGAAGATTATAAACAATCTTTAGATGATTTAAAAGAAGAATATCATATGCATAATGATAAAGGTGAAATTACAGAAACTTTTAAACTACCAAAACCAATAGATGAAGTAAGAAACGAAATAAATGAACTTATTGAATATGGTAACAATGAAATTAAAGAACTTGAAGAAAAAAGAAACGAAGCATTCGAGAAGTTACGAGAAGTTAAGATGGAACATTATTTATGAAATATATAAAAGAAATATTAATAGTTGCACTAATAGTCATTATTGTATTACAAAGAGGATGTAGTGGTGATTATGGTGATAAAGAAATTGTAAATGTAGATGGTAAGGATTACGAACTAATCAAACAAGAAACAGATACAGTTTTTGTAGAAAAAGAAGTACAAGTAACAAAGTATGTACCAAAATATATAACCAAAGAAGTAATTAAAGAAGTTGAAATACCAGTAGATGTAGATTCACTTGCAATTATCAAAGATTACTTTTCAAGAGTAACAGTAACCGATACACTAAACCTCGATTATGATTTCCCAAAAGAAGTAACAGATTCTTTAGGAAATAAACCGGCAAGTAGTTTAGGATATGGTATTCTTACTGATGTTATCTCACAAAACAGAATCGAATCAAGAGAAATTGATTGGTTCTTCAAGATTCCAACTGTTTACAATACTACAATCGTAAAAGAACTTCCAAAATTAGAATTCTATTATGGATTTGGTGTTGGTATGGACCAAACAAATGGTTTAAATAATTTTAGTGGTAATCTTTTAGTTAAAACCAAGAAAATGAACGTTTATGGATTAAACATTGGAATGTCAAACCAACTTGGTTTATACAAACCATTCGTTGGTGGTTCCATGTATTGGAAAATCGGTAAAAAGTAAAATGGCTAAACAAAGTTTAAAGGAAATAATTAAACTTGAGTATCAGAAGTGTGCTCAAGACCCGATACACTTCATGAAGAAGTATTGTATGATACAACATCCTGTGCGTGGTAAAATTCCTTTTCACTTATATCCATTTCAAGAAAAAACTTTAGACCAATTTACTGAACATAGATACAACATTATTCTGAAATCAAGACAGACAGGTATCTCAACCTTAACTGCGGGATTTGCATTACACCAAATGTTGTTTAACCAAGATTACAATGTACTTGTAATCGCAACTAAACAAGAAGTTGCGAAAAACTTGGTAACAAAAGTAAGAGTAATGAACCAATACTTACCAAGTTGGTTAAAACAAACAACAGTAGAAGATAACAAACTATCTCTACGATATTCCAATGGTTCTCAAATCAAAGCAACTTCAGCCGCTGGTGATGCTGGTCGTTCTGAAGCACTATCCTTATTAGTATTTGATGAAGCAGCATTCATTGATAAGATTGAAGATATTTGGATATCGGCACAATCTACTTTATCAACAGGTGGTAATGCAATTATCCTTTCAACTCCTAATGGTGTCGGAAATTTCTTTCATAAAACTTGGGTAGGTGCGGAAGAAGATACCAACGGATTCAATACAATACGTTTACATTGGTCAGTGCATCCTGAAAGAAACCAAAGTTGGAGAGATGAACAAGAAGTTTTATTAGGAGTTAAAGGAGCAGCACAAGAATGTGACTGTGATTTTGTATCTTCGGGTGATACTGTAATTGACCCACAACTTCTAATGTTCTATAAAGAATCTTATGTACAAGAACCAGTTGAAAAGACTGGGTTCGATGGAAACCTTTGGAAATGGGAATATCCAAACTATCAGAAATCTTATATGGTAGTTGCCGATGTTGCTCGTGGTGATTCTGCCGATTTCTCGGCATGTCATGTTATTGATATAGAAGAATCATCTCAAGTTGCAGAATATAAAGGTAAATTAGATACAAAAGATTTTGGAAACTTTCTTGTATCACTTTCAACTGATTATAACAACGCATTACTCGTTATTGAGAACGCAAACATTGGTTGGGCAGTAATTCAACAAGTAATTGATAGAGGATATGGAAATCTTTTCTACATGAGTAAAGATTTAAAGTATGTAGATGTAGAAAATCAATTAAATAACAAATATAATAGAGAAGAGAGAAATATGACAGCAGGTTTCTCTACAACTTCTAAAACAAGACCTCTAATCATATCTAAATTAGAACAATATGTTAGAGAAAAGGATATTACTATTCGTTCATCAAGAACTATTGATGAATTGTTTACATTTATATGGAATGGTAATCGTGCAGAAGCAATGAGAGGATATAATGATGATTTAACTATGTCCCTTGCAATTTCATTGTGGGTTAGAGATACCGCATTAAGATTAAGACAAGAAGGAATTGATTTAACAAAACAGGCATTAGGTGGTATTGGAGCACACTCTTTAGATGTAGCAGGAATGGGATTTGGTGGTAATACTCAATTAGAAGATGACCCTTGGAAAATGAGAGTCGGTGATTCAAACGAGGATTTAACTTGGTTAATTAAATAACTCTATATTTATATATTAGGAGAAAATAATATGATATCATTACAAGAATTACTTAACGAAGAAATACATACAGAAGAGTATATGGTAGAAAATTACCATGATATTAAAGAATTCTGTGAATTTATGAAAGAATACAAAGCTGATATGAATGAGGCAGAGTATCAAGGTAGAAAAGTAAAACTTGGTAAACCGATGAGAGGTGATGTCAAGAAATTCAAAGTATATGTAAAAAATCCCCAAGGAAACGTTGTGAAAGTAAACTTTGGACACAAGGGTAAAGGAAATGAAAAAACGATGAAGATTAAAAAATCTAATCCCGAGAGAAGAAAATCATTCCGAGCAAGACATAATTGTGATAACCCAGGTCCAAGACACAAAGCAAGATATTGGTCTTGTAGAGCATGGTAAAAATAAATAAAGGTTACAAATTAAAATTAAAATAACATGGCAGATACTTCATTTTTTGGGAGATTAACTAAATTATTTCGTTCTCAAGCGGTAGTTTCTATCGATAAGGACGGAAAGAGAAACGTCTTTGATGGTGATGAAAGACAACAAACAAACTTATCATCACTACGAGATAGATATACAAAATTACAGAAATCATTTTACGAACAAGCAGGTGGTGCACAATCAATGGCATACCAACAAGTTCGTAGAGAGGTATTCAGAGATTATGATGCAATGGATAACGACCCTATCCTTGCTTCAGCATTAGATATTTACGCTGATGAATGTACATTAAAGAACGAGTTTGGTGATGTACTACTTATTCAATCAGACAATTCAAGAGTACAAGAAATATTAGAAAATCTTTTCTATGATGTTCTTAACATAGAATTCAACCTTTGGCCTTGGACACGAAATCTAGTAAAGTATGGAGATTTCTTTTTAGGTTTAGAAGTTGCAGAAGGTAAAGGTATCGTAAATGTTACTCCTCACTCTGTTTATAATACAGAAAGATTAGAAAGAACAGACCCATCAAATCCAAATTCTGTAAAGTTTAAAATTACAGAGGACCCGAATGGTAAAGAAGAATATGAAAACTTTGAAATCGCTCACTTTAGATTGTTAGCGGATACTAACTGGTTGCCTTATGGTAAATCCATGATTGAGAATGGTAGAAGATTGTGGAAACAGTTATCTCTAATGGAAGATGCTATGTTAATTCATAGAATCATGAGAGCACCAGAAAAAAGAGTTTTCAAAATTGATATTGGTAACATCCCACCAACAGAAGTGGATAACTATATGCAGAGAATCATCAACAAGATGAAGAAAGTTCCTTTCATCGATAAGAATAGTGGTGATTACAACTTAAAGTACAATATGCAAAACCTAACAGAAGATTTTTATCTACCTGTTCGTGGTGGTGATAGTGGTACATCAATCGATAACCTTGCAGGTTTAGAATATGCTACTATTGAAGATATTGATTACTTAAAAAACAAATTGTTTGCAGCACTAAAAATTCCAAAAGCTTATTTAGGATATGAAGAAAACATCAATGGTAAAGCAACTTTAGCAGCAGAAGATGTTAGATTTGCAAGAACAATTGAAAGAATCCAAAGAACACTTATTTCGGAATTATCTAAAATCGCTATCGTTCATTTATATTCACAAGGTATCCAAGATTATGAAATGACTAATTTTGAATTAAAATTAATCAATCCATCTACAATTTACGAACAAGAAAGAGTAAATCTTTGGTCAGAAAAAGTTAGATTAGCCCAAGATGTAATTGGATTAAATATGTTATCTAAAGATTGGGTTTATGAAAACATATTTAAAGTTCCAGAAGGTGAACAAGATGAAGAAAGAACTAAAATCATTGATGATATCAAAGATAGATATAGATACAGAATGATTGAAGATGAAGGTAACGACCCTGCAATGGAAGATGAAGATGATACAGAAGATATAGAAGAATCATTGGAATCTTTAAAAAATGAATTAAAGGATAAAGGTGGTAGACCAAGAGAAGGTAATACTTATGGTAAAGATAAACACCCATATGGTAGAGACCCACTTGGTGATAAAGAGAGAACAAAAAAACGTTCTCGGACTTCCGAAGAAAAGGCCATTAAAATGATTAATGGTATTTCAGCAAAACGTAAGTATTTACATGAAATTAAGGATATGTTGGATGAATCCAATATCCTTGATAGTGAGTAAAAATATTTAATCTTTTATAAATTTATATTTATAATAGAGTAATTTTATATATTTGTAATTGGAAATTATTAAAATGAGAAAAATTAGACATTCAAAATTCAAGAATACGGGTTTTCTTTTCGAAATATTGACCCGTCAAATAACACTCGAAGTATTGAATGGTGGTGAAGAAAAAGCTAAAGAAATTGTAAAAGAATTTTTTAGTGGTAAAACTGAACTTGCCAAAGAACTTCGTTTGTTTAATTTATTAATAAACGAGAAATATAATTCAGAATCTAAAGCTGAAAAATTTATTGATGCTATATTAGAAGCACACACTAAAATAGATTACTCAAAACTAAAAAGAGAAAAATTCAATCTCATTAAATCAATAAAAGAATCTTTTGAGATTAATAATCTTTTAGCTTCACCAGTTACCAATTACAAAATTTTAGCATCTGTACATAAATTGTTTGAAGGAAAGAAAAACGATATTCTTGAAGTGAAAGATATATTTGATTCTAAACAAACAATCATTGAACATATTTCCAATACAACTCCTTCTTTAAAGAAAAAAGAAGAAAAATTAGTTGAAGATTACCAAAAACAAGAAAAAGATTTAAGATTACTCACTTACAAAATCTTGTTAGAAACATTCAACAACAAATATACAAACTTAAATGAATCCCAAAAAGGTTTATTAAGAGAATATATTAACAATATTACTAATACATCTAAATTTGGTGAGTACTTTGAGAAAGAACTTATAAGTACAATCACAGAATTACATACAATGTATAAAAGTATGAAAGATAAGATTACAAAAATCAAATTGCGTGAAACTATTAATGTTTTGAAAAAACAAAAAATTGGTAAAAAGATTACTGATAACCAAGTTTCAGCTTTAATGATGTCTTATGAGTTGATTAAGGAGATAAAAAATGTCAATGGAAAAAAATCTTAATGAACTTATCGATGAACTAATTCAAGAAGTAGAGCAAGAATTAGAGGAGGCTACTACAACTGCGAGTGTTGATGGATACAACACTCCTTTTGCATTTGGTAGTGGCAGAAAAAAAGATAAGAAGAAAAAGAAACAAGTGGCTACTCAAGCTGGATATACTGTTGTAGAAGGATTAGTATCTCCATCAAGAGGACACGAATATTTCCAAATTACAAAAGATACTCCAATTAGATATATAAAATCTCAATCAAATCCATCAAATGCACCAGGTGTATTGTTACATAATAAAGATGGATATATAAAAGGTAAAAAAGGTGCATATTTAATTGATTATCATGGTGCTCTTTTTTATGTTGATATTAAAAATAAATTTGCTTCAAAAACATACCCAATGAGAGACCAAAAGAATTTAAGATATAACTCTAATTTTAAAGAGGTTGATAAAGCACCACAAATGAGTGATTGGAAAAAATATCTTAATGAAGATATAAACGAAGCAAAAGTAAAAAGACCTGTTAATCGTTGGTTAGAATTAAAAAACGATGAATCAATGCATCCTCATAAGAAGATGGCAATGGGCTTAAAAGAATTAAAGTATCAATTAAGAGAAGTTGAAAAGTTTTTCAATTGGTATAATAAGATTAAAACGATGAATGAATTAGACTCTCAACAATATTGGAAAAGAACAAATAAACATATTTATAAGATAAAGGAGAGATTAATCAATATCGCTAAAACAATACAGGAGATTGAAAAATGAAAATATCAAGAAATAGATTAAAAGAAATCGTTAGAGAAGTGATGGTTGAAGAATCAGAATACCAAGCATTCTTTAAGAAAGCATTAGAAAAAGCTGGTAAATCTTTACCATCAATGTCTGATGAAGAAAAAAAGGCATTCTTTAACAAAATTCAAAGTACTTGGAAAGGTAGAGGAGCTAAAAAAGAACAAGTTGAAGAACTTACAGCAGCTCAGAAAAAATTACCACCAGCACTTCAAAAGGCAATTGAGAAAAAAGAAAAAAAATAAATGACTAAAAGAGAATTATATGATATCATAAATGAAGAAATCGTTAATGTTAAAAAAGGTAAAATTAACGAAGAAATCACGAATGAAGATGAAAAACTCATTCGTGAATTAATTCGTCAAGAGGTATCATCAATTTTCTTTGATTTATTTAAGAAACGTAAAATGTGGGGAGCATAATGAGTAACTTACTAATAGAGACTAGATTATTTGAAGGAGCAGTTAACGAAGATTCGAGTGGAAGAACTATCGTTAAAGGTATCTTACAGAGAGCTGGTGCAGAAAATCAAAATGGGAGAATATACCCAAAAGAAATACTTGAAAGAGAAGCAACTAAATATGAAACTCTTATCAAGGAAAGACGTGCTCTTGGAGAACTTGACCATCCTGATTCTTCTGTAATCAACTTAAAGAACGTATCTCACAATGTAAGAGAAATTCATTGGGATAATGATGATTTAGTTGGTACAGTTGAGATTCTACCAACTCCAAGTGGAAACATTTTAAAAGAATTATTAAAAGCAGGAATCCTATTAGGTATATCATCAAGAGGTATGGGTTCAGTAGAACCTTTGACTGGTGGTAAAGTACAAGTAGGAGAAGATTTTGAGTTGATTGGTTGGGATTTTGTATCTAACCCATCAACACATGGTGCTTTCATGACACCAATGAATGAATCAGTTAACAAACAAGTACAAGAACAAGCAGTTGTTTGTAACGAATGGTGTAAAGCACAAGATATGATGAGAGAAATTATAACAGAATTAAATTAAGTTATGGGATTTGATATAAAAGATTTTTTATCTAAAAATAAATTTGAATTGGGAACTGTTACCAGAGAAGTAGGAGAGACTCCATTCAAAGGTGGACACAATGATATAAGAAAAACAGGTTATGATGTTAAGATTACCGAAGATGGTAAACTTGATTTATATACATTAAAAAAACAAACTAAAAAAATATAAGGAGTAATTATGGCATTATCAATCGGAGGGGCAACCCCAAAAGAAGGAAGTTCAAGTGGAAATTCACTATCAATCGGTGGAGCAACATCAAAAAATAGTAGTAACTCACCTCTTGCTGGAAACGCTCCAAAATTTGGTGGAGTAACTGGTACATCAAAATAATTAGGAGAATACAATGATTAAATTAGGAGGATTAATAACTTTAAAACCTATTACAGAAGCACCTGAAGATAGATACGTTTCTATTGGGTTTGGTAAGTACAAAGAAAAGGGTAAGGAAGATGACGAAAATGCACCAACCTTTGAAAAGGATGGTAATAAGTTTGTACCTATATCTACACACAAGGCTGCTGCAAAAGATACTGATTCTAAAGATGATAAACCTAAAGTGAATATCTTCAATAAACCTAAAAAAGAACCGAAATCACAATCGAAAGATACACCAGATTATACTAAATTAACTACAACTCCTTTGGTTAGAAAAACTAAAGATGATATAACTAAAGTTAATGCAGTAGTAAGTCAATTTTTAGATAAAGCTGATGATGTAGTAAAGAATGGAGCTGAAGATGGTGGCCACTCGCCAGCACAAGAGTTCAAAAAGCTTAAAGATTACATTCAAGGTTTGAGAGATACTAATCAATTTGATGATGATGCATTAAATAAGGCATATTATTATGCAAATGATGTTTCTAATTCATATGTTTATAGTAAGGATACTGACCCGAAAGATTCTGATGAAGATTCGATAAAAAATAGTGTTAAAAAAATTCAAGCCTTAATTAAACCTAAAAAAGATAAAGAAGAACCTAAAAAGGATGAACCTAAAGATGATGGTAGACCAAAAGATTCAGCTGGTGGTAGAGCAGGTAATCCTGAAGTAAACAAAGTTGTTCGTAAGAAAGCACAAAGTTTAGGAATCACTCCACAAAAATTAGGTAAAGAAGAATACGAAAGTAGAATGAAAAAAGCAGCAGTAGAAGCACTAACTGATGCTAACTTCCATTCTGAAGCAAGAAAACTAATTTCAGTATTAGAAGATAAACCAGAATGGTCAAACGACCCAAATCAAGACCCTAACAAACCAGATATCTCTTCACCTGAATATGAAAAGTGGCAAAAGACAAGTGTATATTCTTCTGAATTATATGATTCAGCAGAAGGTACTGATGAATTAGCACACACTGCAACTGGTGAATCTAGTTGGGATGGAGTTTCCGCATTAGATGCAATCGCATTTGATTTAAAAATGAATGGAAGTAAAGATTTAGCACTTAAAATACAAAGTATTATTGATGATACAAACGAATCTACAAAATTAAGTAGATTAGTACCAGAATCAATAATCAACGAAGGAACTCGTTCACAAGTTGGTATCATTGATAGAAGTGGTAAAATTGCATCAGCATATGTTCACTATGATGGATATCCATCTAATATGAAACCAGGTTTAAAGAAACACATGAAGAACGAAAAAGATGTTCTTACTTTAATTAAAAGAGGTGGAGCACGAGGAATTTTCAATGATAAAGATATTGAATATTTCGATAGAAAAGAAAAACCAAGTAAAGGTAATCTTAAAGATTTTCGTAAGTATGTAGATAATGTCGATAGAAACGGTGGCGCTGAATTTGTATATTTATACAATATGAAAGATAAGAAGTGGTACTTCGCTGATGTATATGGTGATAAAGAATTAAAAAAATTATTTTAAGGAGAGAACAATGAAATTAACCCAACTATTGAAAGAAAACGAAGAAAGACCTCTATCATCAGAGGTTAAAAGACATTTTCTTGAAATTGTTTCTACTTACAACAAGTATCAAGAATCAATGGATAGAAAATCTGATATTATTAAAGTAGCAGAAACTCTTGGTGGAATTACTGAAGCTGCAAGAACACTTGCTATCAAAGAAGCAGGAGATTGGTTCGATAAACATACTGTTAAGAGAAACATGAGTGAATTGGATAAGTTGGGTAAACAATTCGATAAAGTTGCTCTTGAAGCTAGAAACCTTGACCAAAGAATGGCAGGTTTATATGAAGATATGGGACACATCCTTTCAAGATACTATAAGTTTGGTGAAATTACAGAGGACCAGATGAAACAAAGATTAGGTATCAAAGAATCTAAAGATGGCGGATGTGGTTGTGGTTGTGGATGTGGAGGTAACAAATCAGTAAACGAAGAAACAATTACAGAACAACCAGTAATGGTATCGAAGAGAACTGAAAATGGAAACATCGTTACTACTTTAAAAGAATCTGATTTAAACGAAGAAGAAATGAAACTTTATGAGTTTGGCCAGAAGGTAGAAACTTTGATGGAAAAAAATTGTCCAACTAATCCTTCCAAATGGTCATCTTATAAATCACAAGCTAAACAAAAGTTTGATGTTTACCCATCTGCATACGCAAATGGTTGGGCAGCAAAAAAATATAAAGCAGCTGGTGGTGGTTGGAAAAAGTGTTAAGGAGTAACAATGGAATTCGTATCTTATATAGAAACAAGAAAAGGTAAAAAATTACTTAAAGTATTTAAGTCTAAAAGAGCAGTAGATATGTTCTTAAAGAAAAATACTGATAAAATTTTATCAAAGAGTGGTATTGAATCAGTTGGTTCTATGTCTAAAAGAGATTGGGATTCTAAAGAAGCCAAATACGCAGTAAAAGAAGGAAAAAAAAGATACTACCAACAAGATGGGATTGGTTCATCAAAATACACAATCTCTTACCACGATGGTAAAAAGAAACATAAAGATGGTAGTGATTTCTTTGATATCCAAACTTTCAGAAACAAAAAAGATTTAGCAAAGTTTGTAAATACATTACACAAAGGCGGGTACAAATATGGATTCGATGAATCAGTAAACGAAGATAGAAATTCTAATATGTTCTATGTTCTATACCAAAAGAAAGGTGTCTTTGGTAAACCTGCAGCAGCTGGATATAAAAATAGAAAAGATGCTGAAAAGTTTGCAAAGAGTTTAGGAAATAATCACAACACAATGATTCTTGATAAACAATCAATGAAGAATGTAAAAGGTGTTGATGTAAAAGAATCAGTAAACGAAGATTCTTATGATAATAATGGATTGAGAAAAGCATTTCCATGGGCAAATAAAAAAGAATTAGATACAATTTATAAATGGGGAACTGCATTTACACGAGGTGGAACTAAAGGAATAATCAAACAATATTCAAAAGATAAAGATTTCAAACCATTTATTAAAAACGCAGCAAAAAACTTTTTTGAATCGGTAGTAAACGAAGCAAGTAAAGAAGCAATGGGTATTGCAGCATTGACTGGTACTCGTGGTTCTGCGGTTCAAGATTTCATTGATAAGAATAGAATCAACTCAAGAAAACTATTCAACGCTTTGAAGAAAGCAAATCTACAAGGTAGAATCAACTTCGCATCTGCATTGGCTGGTAAACCTAATAATCCAAATGCAAGACTTACTAAAAAACTTTTTGGTGAAGATAAAAAAGAAATTGTTGCTTTAAGAAAGAAAGCAAAATCTGAAAAGGCATTCTATGATGTACTTGATAAGATTGAAAAGAAGTATGGTAGAAGAGGATTTGAAAAATGGTTAGATAAATCTCTAAAAGATTTGAAAATCAATCCTTCTAAACTCAAAACCCCGGCTGATAAACAAGAAGCACTATTTCAAGCAAAACTCTAATATGAAACTCCAAAATATCATAGATGAGATATTCGAAGAAACCACAAATGAA